GGCGAACGTGTCCTATCCTAAACACTGAGAATGAATCTGAGTCGCAATCTCACAAACTCTCAAGCCCCAAGCGGGGGAAGCCCCAAGCACCAAGCTTCAAGCGCCAAGCAACAAGCTTCAAGCGCACGCGGAGCGTGCGACAAATTGTCGCGCGTCAATTCGCCCCTTGACAGAAGCTCCAAGCTCCAAGCTCCAAGCTCCAAGCTCCAAGCGAACTAACTAAAAATTTTTTGAATCTCGGACCATGAACCACCAAGCGGCTTCAGGGATCCGTGGCCCTGGGCGCATAGATCACGGACCATGGATCCTGGAAAAAGTTTAAGGCATCTTGGACCAAGGGCCTCAATAAGAATGTAGGAGTTATTAGGATGTTGCACGTGAAACGAAATTTGATGCGGTGAAAACCGAACTCGATTACCTTTTGAAACTTTTAACTCAACAGTGAAAAAGTTGCCAGAACTGTTGTAGCCCAAGCAATCAGGAGTACCAAAACCACTAAGATTTTCAAGCCTAGTCCACTTAATGATAGGCAAATTCTTTTTAAGTTTTTGGTATAATTTCCGTTCGGGCCCCATCTCATTTTTAAAGTAACCTAGTAGTCTCTAACGTACCCTGGAGGTAGTATTAATTTCTCTTCTCGTTGGGGTTTGAGCACTACTCTGACCGAAGCATCCATCGGATTTTTAGGATCCGCGGGCGATTCGTGTACTTCAATTCTTTTGATTTCTTCCAAGTGATTATTACGCAAGATAAAAATCTTGGCATTACTAACTGCATTTCCTCTTTGACCATTAGGTCCTTCAGTAAATTTATCTAAGTATTCTTGGAGATGTTTGACATACATTAAAGGCCTGATTTTCTCATTTGATTAATTTTATCTTCAATCTGAGCAGCTAACTTTTGATTATCTTCCTCAACTTCCGTCACTCTTGTTTGTAATTTACCATTTAATTTTTGATGATTCTCATTTACTTCCAAAAGCTCTGCGATGCGATCTTCTAAATTATGAATAGTGCGATAGGCCTCGTCGACTACCTGTTTAGCGCCTCTTAACAAATTACCGTCTGATGCAGACTTCGCTAATTCTTTTTTAAGGCCCCACACTTCTTGTCGGTGTAATTCCCTCATCTTTTTGAATATATTCACTTCTTCTGTCATGGTTGACATTATAGAACAGTTACCTTAAAAAGTCAAGCATGGGTGTACCAAAAAGACTAACTGAAATGCAGATGAGATTCGCCGAATTTGTAGTATTTGGCGGCCATGAAGGGCCTATGACTCAAGGGGAAGCAGCCGTTGCTGCTGGCTATAGCGCTAAAAGAGCAAGACAGGAAGGATCGGAACTTCTGAACCCTAGACTCAGCCCACTCGTAGTACAATACGTGGGTAAACTCAAAGAAGAACGACTAGAAAAACACAAAGTTACTTATGATACTCACTTGGCGGAATTGGCTCGTCTTCGAGAAGCGGCTCTGAAGAAGAACAGCTTTTCGGCAGCTGTAAACGCAGAAACAAATCGCGGCAAAGCAGGAGGCCTATACATAGAACGAAAAATAATAAAGCATGGGAAATTAGAAGACTTGTCAGAACTAGAATTAGAAGCCAAGATGAAACAAATTTTAGACGATTACGCACCAATTTTAAATATTACCCCCAATGAAAAACAGCCCAAATTAGAAAAATTATCAAAACCAAGAAAAAGAAAAAAGGAATTAAAGAAGTCATCTACCCGTACTGATACAGAAGATGTAAGGATAAAACTATAATAATTCCTACCATAAAAAGTATATATAATTTATCAGGATTCCACATTTGGTTTGAAGAACTCCTTCTCTCCAACTATTTTATTCTTCTCTAACATGTCAAAGTAAGGCGACTTAAGGTCTTTGAAAGCCTCATCCCACGTACCTCTTGTTGCAGCTTTAGAATATTCAGTAGAACGACCCTCAAAGAAATTCATATGCTCAACTGCGTTTAATATTGAATCTAGCCACAGCAAAGGATTCTTACTGACATTGTAGAACTTACTTAAACCTAATTGTTCTAATCTTCGATTAGCAATCCATCTAATATATTGCTTAACATCTTTAGGTTTTAGATTTTCTAATGGACCCTGCTCAAAAGAGAGATCAATCATGGCGTCCTCCTGCGCAACAGCAATCCTACACGCTTCATAAATTTCATTCTGTAATTGTTGAGTCCAAATCTGCGGATTCTCTTTCACAAGCTCTCTGAATAATCTAATCATTGAACTACAATGAAGTGTTTCGTCTCGCACCGACCAGGTAATAATCTGGCCCATGCCTTTCATCTTATTATGTCGTGGAAAATTAAGTAAGATTGCAAAGCTCGCAAACAACTGCACGCCTTCGGTGAAAGCACTACAAATAGCAACTGTTTTCGCAATATTATGTAGATTATCTGACTTACATCCCTGCAAGTAATCATACTTGTCTCTCATGGCTTTAATCTTTAAAAATTCTGAATATTCTGTTTCAGGTAGACCCACGGTATCAAGTAGATGGGCATAAGCCGCCATATGTACTGTCTCCATGGCAGAAAACGCAGAAAGCATCATCTTAACTTCTGTTGGTTTAAAGACATTCATGCAATGACCCATGTAGTAGTTATTCACTTCTACATCAGCCTGCGTAAAGAATCGAAAGACCTGTGTAAGTAGATTCTTCTCTCCCGGCGTTATATTCTTTTGCCAGTCCCTAACGTCATCCGACATAGGCACTTCCTCAGGTAGCCAATGTATACGCTGCTGGGTCAACCAGGCATCATAACACCAAGGGTATCTAAATGGTTTGTAAACAGGATTACCTGCGAGTAAACCTTTTTGTTTCCTGGTATCTATGATCTTTTCACGAATCATGTCGTCCTCCTTTTCTCTTATTACTTTATAGCGTCCTTCTCTCTCCATAATCTACCTCGGTTCCACATTCCTTTTCTCTAACTTTAAAATACATCCGATAGGAAAAACGTTCCTGTCCGAATAGGCCTCATCTTTCGCGTCATAACTAGCAAAGGTCCATATAAATTTTTTTGTCCTCTTATAAAGATACGCAAAAGTTATCATCTTAGAGCATTCAAACTTATCAAACTCCTCGGCCGAAGCATGACCCCCGTCTGCAGTGATGTCAAGCCAAGAGATCTTATAGAAGTAGAACCTCTTCTTGTTAATCATGACATGTCTATATTTCGATTTTTTTCCTTTGGGCATATTTAAATTGTATATAGTAATCTAGGAACTTTTAAAGATTTTAGAAAGTCCAAAAGTTTTTTCTTTGCGAATATTTTGTTGGTATTGCTATGTTTTTGATACCTACTGACATATCTGACAGATTGTGAAATATGAAATGTCATACAATTTGACAGTATTTTCCTTAAATAACCATTGATTTTATTATCTTTTCTTTCTAAATGACACATTGACAGATTATTTTGAACTATTTTTTTTTTTTAAAAACTATAATTGTTTCTGACATCCCTATATGCAAAACTAATGCCTAATTGCTGCCATAAAATTGCCTTAATTTCGCCATCTTTGCTTCAGCATCAGCCACTTCTCCGAGCAATCTATCAACAACATTGACAATGCTGGGGTGGCTTTTCTCAAGAAGCAGGTCTATTTTAAGAAGAGCCTCCTCCATTTGAGCATTATACCTGGCGCTAAGTGCTTTATATATACGTTCTTTCATGGTCCTCCTTTAATTTACGTGGTGGACGCTGCATACCCGTTTTTACGAGGTGCTGATGTCAAGAAATGACTTTCAGCACTAGAGAATCAGGGGCGAATATGCAGCTCACAGTAAGGTGTCGAGGCCACCACTCCCCGGATGAAAAATCCCCCTATCCCATTTCTAAATTTTGTCCTTTTCAAATTCCTCCAATAGTACTTTGGTGTCTATAAAGGTTTGCTCCTTGTCAGAGTAAACCAGGTCATAGTAATTATCTAATCTTTTTAAAAATTTATGTTTGTATTGTCTTAATTCACTATCCTCGATCTTAAACTCTTGATAATATAAATCCGGAGTGCAGATCATAATAACACATTGTTGAATGCAGGAACCATGTACATAGTCATGAGCCATGGCGTATGCAGATGTTTGTAGAAAATAGTCGTCTATCCATTCTTTCCTCTTGGGTCTATTGGATTGTTTAAAATCTACGACCGTTTCTTTTTCATTGTGTAAACAAGTTAAATCAGTACTTCCTGCGTATAAGCCGGGATAATAAAGCGTCACTTCGGACCCATAGTATTCAGAAATAGG